CCAGCACCCGGACGCATGAATAAACGGCGGCGAGGCGCAAGGCCGAATCCTCGTTGACGTTGACCCCCGATGAAACCGTGTTGCCGTTCAAGGCCAGATACCATTTCTGCGGATCCTCCGAAAACAAAAAGCGGAGATTCCTGAAGCCTTGCAATAACCTGTTAATCCGCAATCTCTCACCCCCATTCCGTGAAAAAGCATCGTGAAAAGGCATCGTGGAAAGGCATAAAAAAGACCCCCGCCGACCATCTCCTTTAGATTTAGAGCGCGACCATTCCGCGCTCTTCATAGACGCTCTTTTGATTCCCCCTCATTCCGGCCCTTCCCAGGGCCATGATCGCCGCGACGATGCCGTCGATTTTCTCCCTGCTCTTCCCCTTGTCCGGCTTGATGTTCCCCGAGGGGTCAACGCTGGCCTGCACGTTGTCCGCCATCCAGCGCAAGACCGGATGGCCCCCGTGATGAAAGCCCCCCGTGTAAACAAGGGCCTCCATTTGTTTCATGGGGCCGCTCATGGAGGCGAAGCCCTGCCGGATCGGGACCATCGTCAAGCCTTTGTCGGTGAGCCGTTGGATGATTTCCGAGGAATTCCAGGGGTCATAGGCAATCTCCTTCACGTTGTGAGCGTTGGCAAAGGCGAGGATGTCGGCCTCCACGAAGGCATAATCAATCGCGTTCCCGGGCGTGACCTTGATTAAGCCCTGCCGCGCCCAAACGTCGTAGGGAACGCGGTCACGCTTGACCCGCGTTTCCATGTTCTCCTCGGGGATCCAGAAGAGGGGGAGCGCCTTGTAAGCCCCGTCCTCGGGGAACAGGAAAACGCAAGCGGTAATGTCGAGCGTGGTTGACAGGTCGAGCCCGCCGTAGCACTCCCGGCCCATGAGGGCCGCCGGATCGACGAGGCCCGCCGAAGCATCCCACTTGTCCATCGGCATCCAGCGCACGTCAGAGGAGGTCCATTGATTCAGGTACAGCCGGCGGAAAGTGTTTTGGAATCCGGGCATGGCTTCCGCCTTTTTGAACTCGGACTCGAGAAACGCCGGCTTTACGGAGACCCCAAAGTTGGGGTTCACCCTAGCCCATATCTTCCGGCTGGTCCAATCCTCGCCCTCCTCCATGCCGTAGAGGACGGGCCAGAAGGTTGGATCATCAACGATCCGATCCCTGACCTTCCGGGCATAGTCATATTGCCCGTAACAAATCGAATTGCGGTCAAAGCCGGCGGTCGTGATTGCGATTGTGAGAGGTTGCCGGCGGGCCCCCATAGATGTTTGCATGGTATCCCAGAGGTCGCGGTTGGGCTGGACGTGGAGCTCGTCAAAGATGACCCCGGAAGGGTTCAGACCGTGCTTCGTGTACGCCTCGGCGGAAAGAGCCCGACAGAAGCCGCCCGTGCGGGTGTCGATGATCCGCTTTGAACTGTGGATGACCTTCATTCGCTTCCGAAGGTAGGGGTCATAGCCAACCATTGTGGCGGCGGCATTGAAAACGATGGACGCCTGTTCCCGGTCGCCGGCGCAACAGTAGATTTCCGCCCCCGGCTCGTTGTCCTGGAGGAGGAGAGATAAGGCGAGGCCGGCGGAAAGTTCGGTCTTGCCGTTCTTTCTAGGCAAAAAAACAAAGGCCGTCCTGATGGCCCTCATCCCGTCCTTGTGAACCCGCCCGAAGATCGGGGCTACAATGTCGCGGATTTGCCATTTTTGGAGCTGAAACGGCTTGCCGGCCCACTCGCCTTTCGTGTGCTTCAGGCGTTTCAGGAAGTCGATGACCCTTTGGGCCTTGGCCTCGGAGAAATATACCCGCTCCCTGCCGGCGGTCTTAGGCATCCGGGGTCACGCCCCCAGGCGCATCCCCGACCTCTTCCAGCTTGCGAATATCCCAATCGGTGGATCCGCCCTCGAGAAGGGCTTCCATGCCCTTGTCGTCATCCTCGGAACCGGGAACGACCATTCGGCCCCGCGCCGATGGCGTGAGCCCGAACTCCTGACAGAACGCCTTGACGATGAGGGCGGATTTGTTAAAGATCGCCACTTGCGGAAGCTGTTGGACGCAACCCTGCGGCGTTTTGAATATCATTCCGTGCTGGTTAACGAACGTAGCCGCCTGTACCATGTTCGCGTAAGCTTGGCAGTAAGTCTCAAGGGCCGTGCCGTCCACGACGGTTAGGATCCCAAGGCGCTCGAGCTCGGGAACGACCCGCCGCCACTCCTTTTTTGCTATCGGGTGGAGGTATTGCGGGCATGCCGGCCTGACAGATAGGGGCATCGGCTCCCGCTTGTTCAGCGGCCTTTTTCCAGGATTTCCCTCAAGCTTTTTCAGCGTTGTCGGCTTTGGAGCCGGGCCTCTTCGACCCATGAGAATCACCTCGTTTTGAACGGGCTACCGGCTTATCCCCATAATCCCAAGATACCTGGCAAGGGCTTTGTGTCTTAATGCTTTAAAGGGGAATTCCACCCTATCATTAGGACCATACCCGGAATTGTCATACAGATTCTCTTCGCTCTTGCCCATCGAGAAAGCCGCCTTTAGTCGTAAGGATTTGGGCTGTTGCGGCTTCCATAGCTTTATGCGGTTGCTCCAACCCTTCCCAGCAAAAAACCACTCGCTAAATGCCGCATAGCGGTCCCAATAAGAATCATCAAGTGGCAGGCATGCTATTGGGGTTGCAGGGTCGGGACACCACGCGGTAAAAGATATCTCTAGAACGCCCTTGGGGGTCACCTTTTTCCAATCCATTACGGCGGCTTTTAATTCCTCCCAATCCCCATGCGTTTCCCCAGGCAACCCAGCAATCATGAACCACCTAACGCTTTTGCCATTGCGGTTGAGCCAAGAGGTGCACCCCACCAAGTCGTCGTGGGAAATGGGCTTGCCGACCGCATCGCGAAGCCTGGCCGAGACACCCTCAACCCCGATTCTAATTTGCCTCGCGGGCGGAAGGCCAAACTGCCGCAAATGCCCCAGGCTATACGACCCGTGCCCGGTCGGCGGGAGAGAGTGAAAAAACGAGTGCTGGGCCGCATCGTTAGACAGGTACGCCACTTTATCGCCGCGCCCAGTTATGGCCCTAATTTGGGAGGTTAGCAATTGCGGGTCTGGGTTCTCGGAATACTTATAAGCCCACCCCGTCTGACAGAACACACACTTATTCTTGCATCCCCGCCCGCAATACACCCGAAAGGCTCCATCCTCGCCCCGGACGGGCGGCATGGCCCACGGGAACCCGTGGTCCACGAGCACGCCTCGGTCGTTGCCATGAATCCACACATTCGGAAGCGACGCGGCGGCATCCAATCCCCGCTCAATTAGCGACGCCACAAATGCCTGCCCATCCCCCACGCACACCATGTCGGCATGTACACCAAGAGAGTGCGGGCTGGTGGATGCGGGGCCACCCGCCACAATCACGGCGGACGCATACGCCTTGCGTATCCGCGCCAAAAAAAGCGCCGCCTCGCAAGAGACGCAAGAAACCAATATCACACCCGCCTGATCGGGCCGCGATTCCTCAATGCCTCGCCTCTCCAACTCCCATTGGAGATAGCTGGCCCCCATGCCCCGTGCATGTTGTTGACCATTTTTGAGCGGGTAGCATGAATCAAGAATTGCATATCTCATTTTCGTACACCTCTATCATGCGCACGACGTGATCCGCCACATCAGCCTCTGGGGTTAAGGCCAAAAACCGCTCGTAAAAAACCATTGGGATTTTTGCCTGAATTTCGCCAAACGAGAACAGGACTGTCGTTCTGTCCGCCCCCCCCACTCGCTCCCACGGTGAAGACCCGGCGCGATCCCGGCCATAGTCGGCGAGTGGATCCATAGAGGCGTTGACTTGGCATATTTTGGCTACGTCGTCCGCTGTCAAGCCGGGGATTTCCCCAACGCTTGCGAAGAGGGACGCGAGTTGCGGGGCATCCCATTCCGCGAGCTCCCCGGTACGGTTCAGGGCAATTCCAAGCCTCGTGGCATCGGCCCCGTGAACATCGACCTCGACAACCTGGACCTCCTTTTGGCCCATCTCCACGGCGGCGGCCAGCCGGCCATTTCCGCCGATCACAAGCCCGGTTCCCTTTTCGACTACCAGCGGCTCGACCTGTCCGAACTCGGACAGGCTGTCCATTATTGCCCTAAGGTTTTTCTTGTTGTGCCGCCTAGCATTAGCGGGATCGCAATGCAAGGCTTCAACAAGGACTGTCTTAATTTCCAAGTGGGTTAACCCCCCTATCCCAAAACTTGCGGAGGCTTGCGTAAGACCACCGTCCGGCACTGGGTTTGAAGCTCCTAGCGATTTTTACCCACCCCCCCTGCTGTGTATAACCTGATGGCAGTGATTACACACAGACATCAGGTTTTCCATGACCAGCAGAAGGGAAGGGTCTTTGTCTACCGGAACAATGTGATGCACCAAGTCAGCCTCTTTAACCCGACCCTCTTTAAGACAAACCTCACAGAGAGGGTCTTTAGAAAGCTTTATCTTTCTTACAGAATCCCATCGGGAATCATAACCACGTTGCCGGAAGTTGCCTCGGGTGTTGTGATCTAACCTCGCTGCTTGCCCCTTGTGCTTCTCGCAATAGCCTTCCCCGGCGTTGACCAGTTCAGGACAGCCCGGATAACGGCATGGTCGTTTAGGTCTGGTTCCCATGAGCAAACCCCCTGTGTTTATCTACGTTCTGGGTTGGTGGAACTAATACGGGACAGGCCGAGCGGGGATGTTCCCGGCTCTTCGGGCGCGACCCT